GTAAATCATCATATGTATGGTATTAAAGGAGATAAAAACCCTGCGTACGGTAAAAAACACTCTCAAGAATCTAAAGAAAAAATGTCTAAAGCTAGATTAGGTTTTGTAACAGATAGAGAAGTTGTAAATAGGATAGCAGATAAATTAAGAGGTAGAAAAAGAGATCCTCATATAGGAATAGCCGTAGCTGAATTTCATTCAAAAATAGTTTTAGATACTCAAAACGGAATATATTATAAAAACGCAAAAGAAGCAGCTGAGTTTTTAAATATAAAATATAGCACTTTAAAATGTTGGCTAAACGGAAGTAGAAAAAATACTAGTAATTTAATTTATGTATAATGGATAAATCTAAAGAATTAAAGTATAAAATAATAGATGCTGGATATAAAGCCGTTGAAGAACTTATAAAAATAGCAGAAGATACAATAATAAGAGGAGAGGACAATGATCTTTCATCTGATAAATTAAAAAATGCTGCCTCAACAAAAAGATTAGCAGTGGAAGATGCTTTCACAATACTGTCCAGAATAGAGCAGGAAAAAGAATTGTTAACTGGCGACCATAAATCAAGTTCAAAGAATGAAGACAAAGGCGGATTTGCAGAACGAAGATCAAAGTAAACTATACGAAGTTGTAGCGAACTATATAGATAAGAATGTTGTTAAAAATAGAAACAACAAGAAGTCTTGGGTGTACGGATACGACGAGAAGTATAACATAGTTATAATATCAAAGGACGGGACGCTAGGGGATGTGTATAACGTAAACGGTTTGTACATAGGGCTTCCAGCTGTCCCTGATTTAGTTCACAAGAGGGACAAAAAAAAGGAACTACAGTACTGGGAGCCGTTCGACTACCCAAAGGAACTACAAAGAATTAAGAGTATATTCCAGTGGCACACAATGCCTAAGGACTTCAAATCAAAATGGGTCGACTACATAGAGGCTGAGTTTGATAGGAGGGAGGCTGGATTTTGGTTCATGAATAACGGTACGCCTACATACATAACGGGGTCTAACTATATGTATCTTCAGTGGACAAAGATTGACGTTGGTCTACCAGATTACCGTGAGGCTAATAGAATATTTTGGATATACTGGGAAGCGTGCAAGGCTGACTTAAGATGCTTCGGTATGATATACCTTAAAATTAGACGTTCTGGATTCTCATTTATGGGATCCTCAGAGGGTGTTAATACTGGGTCTATTACAAAGAACGCAAGGATAGGTATCCTGTCAAAAACAGGAGGGGATGCCAAGACGATGTTTACAGATAAGGTTGTGCCTATATCTAGTAACTACCCGTTCTTCTTCAAGCCCATTCAGGACGGTATGGATAAGCCAAAGACGGAGCTTGCATACAGAATGCCTGCGTCTAAAATCACTAAGAAGAACATGTACGATGAAAGTCAAGATGAAATTGAAGGTCTTGATACATCTATTGACTGGAAGAATACTGGAGACAACTCATACGATGGTGAAAAGCTGAAATTACTTATTCATGACGAATCGGGTAAATGGCTTAAGCCTGATAACATCCTAAATAACTGGCGTGTAACTAAAACATGTCTACGATTAGGGTCTAAGATTATTGGTAAATGTATGATGGGGTCTACGTCTAACGCATTAGAAAAGGGAGGTAAAAACTTCAAGACTCTTTATGAAGACTCTAATGTTTCTACTAGAAATTCAAACGGACAAACAAGGTCTGGACTTTACAACTTATTTATCCCAATGGAGTGGAACTTTGAGGGCTACATAGACAGGTACGGGATGCCTGTTTTTGAAACTCCAGAAAAACCAGTATTAGGGATAGACGGAATGATGATTAAAATAGGAGCTATTGACTTCTGGAACAACGAGGTTGACTCCTTAAAAAGTCACCCTGACTCACTTAATGAGTTTTACAGACAGTTCCCTAGGACAGAATCTCACGCATTTAGGGACGAGAGCAAGTCGTCATTGTTTAACCTTACAAAGATTTACCAGCAGATAGATTACAACGACTCACTTATAAAGGAGCGAGTACTTACTAAGGGTTCGTTTCACTGGATGGACGGAATAAAGAACGGCAACGTTGTTTGGACTCCTGACACCAGGGGTAGATTCTTGGTTAGCTGGATACCTCCTAAGCACTTGCAGAACAGGGTAGAAATTCGTAACGGAGTAAAGTTCCCAGGAAATGAACACCTTGGTGCGTTTGGATGTGACCCTTATGATATATCTGGAACAGTTGACGGCAGAGGGTCTAACGGGTCTCTTCACGGAATAACTAAGTTTCATATGGACGAGGCTCCTACAAACCAGTTTTTTTTGGAGTACATATCAAGACCTCAGACCGCTGAGATATTCTTTGATGACGTTCTAATGGCGTGTATATTTTACGGAATGCCAGTGCTTGTTGAGAATAATAAGCAGAGGCTTCTTTATCATATGAAGAATAACGGATTCAGGCAGTACTCAATGAACAGACCAGACAAGCACTATTCTAAGCTATCTAAGACAGAAAGAGAGCTCGGAGGAATGCCTAACTCGTCTGAAGATATAAAACAAGCTCACGCATCTTCTATTGAAACTTATGTAGAAAAGCACGTAGGATTAGATCTTGAGGCTACATATAGGGACCCAGATGAAATGGGATCAATGTATTTTACTAGAACACTTGAGGACTGGGCAAAATTTGATATAAACAATAGAACCAAGTTTGATGCTGCTATTAGTTCAGGTTTAGCTATTATGGCTACTCAAAAACACCTGTATACTCCAGTTAAAAAAGAATCAAAAATAAGTATTAACTTTGCAAGATACAAAAACGCAGGATTGTATAGTGAATTAATTAAGTAAATGGCATATTTATATAGACACATAAGATCAGACAAGAATATTCCTTTCTATATCGGAATAGGCATAGATGAAAATTATTATAGAGCTAATTCTAAAAAAAGCAGAAATGATCACTGGAATAGCATAGTTAATAAAACAAAATATGAGGTTGAAATATTATTTGAGCACGATGATTATAACTTTATAAAAGAAAAAGAAATTGAATTTATAGCATTATACGGAAGAAGCGACATAGGAGTTGGACCATTGTGCAACAAGACAAATGGCGGAGACGGTTGTTTAGGCTTGATTCATTCTGATGAAGCGAAGATAAAAATGAGTGTACCAAACAGAGGAAAGTTTATTTCTGAAGAACAAAGAAGAAAAGTTTCTGAGTTTCACAAAGGAAAGGTTACTAGCGAAGAAACTAAAATAAAAATGTCAAAAGCTCAGTCTGGTGAAAAAAATCACATGTACGGTAAGAAACAGTCTGAAGAAACCCGTACTAAAATGATTAAATCGGCTAAAAGAGGTTCTGAAAACACAACGTCTAAGCTAACAGAAAAAGACGTTTTAGATATTAGAAAAATGCATAATAGCGGTAATTATTCTTCAAGAAAATTAGCTATTATTTTTAACATATCAAAATCAAACATCTTAAGCATTGTAAATTTAAAAACCTGGAAGCACATAATATAAATGCAAGAAGTAAAAATATCTATTAATCAAATTGGTTTTCCAAACCAATTTGCTAGTGATAAAGAAAAGGAGTCTAAAGAATACGGTCTTCAGATTGGTAGCGCAATTTCCTACGAGTGGTTTAGAAAAGACGGACGTTCTTCTCGTTTCTATAACCAATGGTCTGATTACCATAGACTAAGATTATACGCAAGGGGAGAGCAATCTATTCAAAAGTATAAGAATGAGCTATCAATAGACGGCGATCTTTCTCATCTTAATATAGACTGGACACCAGTTCCTATTATACCTAAGTTTTTAGATATAGTTGTGAACGGAATGAACGATAGATTGTTTGTTATTAAGGCTTTTGCTCAGGATGCAATGTCTACAGAAAATAGATCTAAATTTCAAGAGTCAGTTCAGGCTGACATGGTATCAAAAGATTTATTACTACAGGTTAAAAATGATTTTGGCATTGATGCGTTTGAAACTAAGCCTGATGACCTTCCAGAGACTAGCGAGGAGCTGTCATTGTTCATGCAAATGAACTACAAGCCAGCTATAGAAATAGCTGAAGAGGAAGCTATTAATACTATACTAGAGCAGAATAGGTATTACGACATTAAGAAGAGGGTAGATTACGATATCGTTACTTTAGGTATCGGTATAGCTAGGCATCAGTTCCTTCCAGGAGCGGGTGTTAAGTTGGATTATGTGGATCCAGCTAATGTTGTTTATAGTTACACTGAAGATCCTAAATTTAGAGATTGCTTCTACTGGGGTGAAATTAAAACAATCCCAATTACTGAGCTTCCTAAAATAGACCCTACATTAACAAACGAGCAGTTAGAAGAAATTTCAAAGTATAGCAAGGCTTGGTTTGATTACTACAATTCAGCTCAGATGTATGTTAACAGCTTGTTTCATCAAGATACAGCTACGTTAATGTATTTCAATTATAAGTCGACAAAAAGAATTGTATACAAGAAAAAGATAAAAGAAGACGGAACAGAAACCTTGATAGAAAAAGACGATACGTTCAACCCTACACAAGAAATGATGAACGAGAGAGGGTTTGAGAAGGTTGAAAAGACTATCGATGTTTGGTACGACGGTGTAATGGTTATGGGTACTAATATACTTTTAAAGTGGGAGCTTTCTAAGAATATGGTTAGACCAAAGTCTGCGTCTCAATATGCAATACCTAATTATGTTGCTGTAGCACCTAAACTTTATAAAGGAAAAATAGAGTCGTTACTTAGAAGAATGATACCATTCGCTGATTTAATTCAGATGACTCACTTAAAACTACAGCAGGTAATACAAAGGGTCGTTCCAGATGGGGTTTTCATTGATGCTGACGGTATTAACGAGGTTGACCTAGGTACGGGAGCTGCTTATAACCCAGAGGATGCGTTAAGGCTTTACTTTCAAACAGGATCTGTTATAGGTAGAAGTTACACTGGAGACGGTGAATTTAATAATGCTAGGATTCCTATACAGGAGTTAAACACAAATAGTGGGCAGGGTAAAATAAATAGCTTAATTGGAAGTTATAATCATTACCTTAGCATGCTTAGAGATGTGACAGGTTTAAATGAAGCTAGAGACGGATCTATGCCTGACCCTAATTCTTTAGTTGGATTACAAAAGCTTGCGTCAGCAAATTCAAACACAGCTACAAGACACATACTAGAAGGAAGCTTACATATAACAAGGTCTTTAGCAGAAGCTGTTTCTTACAGGGTTGCTGATATACTTGAATACTCAGACTTTAAGGATGAGTTTATATTGCAGATTGGTAAATACAACGTAGGAATACTTGACGAGATTAAGGATTTATACATTTATGACTTTGGTATATTTATTGAGGTAACTCCAGATCTTGAAGAAAAAGCACAGCTTGAAGCAAATATTCAGATGGCATTATCTAAAGGAGATATAAACCTTGAAGACGCTATTGATATTAGAGACGTT